CTTGATTAAGTAAGTCGTTTGTATTCTTAATTATTGCCATGTCTTTATATTTTAGCCGAAGCCGTTTAAATCAAAACCTAAATCGAAACCTCGCCCTTGTTGAGGGTTGCCGCTCCCGGTCGTTACTAATGTTTTATTATCTCTAAAAAACCCCGCAACGGCATTGCCTAGCGTTGGCGTGTACTCAATAATTGACCCGGCCGGGATTTGGGCCGTTAAACCGGTAAGGGTTGGGTTGTCTTGCAATATTTGTATTGCGTGGCTTGAGTCCCCGTATAATTGGTTGCTCAAGTCCCAAATTGTTTGCCCGCTTGTGGTTGTGTGCTTAGCCATTATTTTTTTATTCTTTCGCCCGTAATAAACACCTCTTTACCTTGTACAACTATATTGTCGACCCTGTAACCGTCACTTTTTAAATGTATTTTAATGGCTCTCTTTACCACTTGAACGCCTCCGGGCTTGCCCAAATAACGCTTAATTCCAACGCCAAGCGTCGGGAACTCTTTCCACCACCCGGCCCAACTGTTAATAATATCTTGCACGTGCTGAGGGTCTGACTCGCCGATTAAAAAGTCGCCCGTTGCCGGGTCGATAAATAAGTCGTCGTTTTTAATTACAAAGTCCTTGCTCATGTCGTAAAATTAACGCTTTTAAATTAACTGACCGGAAAAAAGTCCAAGTTTTAACCGTGCTTAATAGCTTCGTTTTCAAGGTCCGACTTTTGAGTTGTCGGAGTTATTGGCGTTTCTTGATTTGCCGGCGGTGCAATTACTCCCGGGCCACCTATTAAAATCGTGGCCGTTGTTATGTGAATATGACTATTAAATTTAGTAATCAAATCGTTGAGCTTGTTTTCAAGGGTGTTAATTTTCTTGACGAGCTCCTCGATTTTTATAAGGCCGCCGAATTGGTCGCCTCTAATCTGGACGCTTTCAATTTCTGAGTATAAAGACACAAAAGCCGTGTCTTTTGTTAAAAAGGTTGCGATAACTACCGAATCCTTAACCGGAGTTATTAAGAGCGGCGTTTTTGAGGTCCCCGCAATAAGCTTGACGTCCAAAAGCGCGGCCGAGTCGTCAAGCGGTTGCAAGTCGCAAAATTCGCCGTTTACCTCTAAGACCGTACAAATAACGCTGTAAACCTCGTCGCCTGTTTGCGCTAGTTTTTTAATTAAATCGCCTATGTTTTGAGTGTCTTGCATTTAATTTGTTGTTTGAGCTTGTCGCAAACCGAGCCAAGCGTCGAAAAGTCTTTTCGCTGTTTTTTTAGCTTCTTCCGTCGTTTCGGACACCGGAATTTGTTTTCCGTCCGTGTCTAAATCGTATATTTTTTGTTTAATGCTAATGTCTTGACGCCCTCCAATACCCCAACCGAAACGAGTAACCACTTTCGGTACCAAGTACCCGCCGGACTGCTCCGGGATCAAAGGATTGATTAACTCCACGACGTCGCCGTGATTAACCAAAGGCGTTGCAAAAGTAGTAAAAGCGCCGTCGTAGCCGCTATACTTTAACTCGTCAACCATTCGGTCGGCCGTGTCTTGTAAAGCTTGTAACGTGTAGTTATTAAAGTACAACGTCCGGACCTCGCCGTTAGCGTCGCCCGCCGTTGCCTCTAGTTTGGTGTTGTCGCTTGCAATGCTCTTGCAAATTACTTTTATTTTTCGCTCGCTTGCACTAATGTACGTCAAACCGTCGCCGTTTATTATTTGCGGGGTCTGGAACTCGAAGCGGTGCACCTTTTGAAGCTCCGAAACAATACTCAACCCCACGTACAAAATTGAATCTCTAAAAAAGGAAAAAATCCCGTGCTTTTTTCTGAGCTCGTCCAATACTTCGGCCGGAGTTGCGTCCGTAATCCTAAACTTTCCGAGGTTTTGCTCGGCCGTTATTTCGTATACTATACCGGTCGGCAATATCTCGCCCAAAAGGTCCGCAAGTGAAGGGTTGTTTAAACTTAAGGTTATGCTTGTTTGTTTGAGTTTATAAACTTCGTCCTCTAGCTTAAACCTTAGCGGGAACTTTTGACGAATACCAGAAATAAAGCCAACGAAGCAAGTCGCAAGCTTTGAATTGTACCCTACCTCAATCTTTGCTTTGTCGCCTAATTTAAACAAAGGATTTTCTCCCCTGACTATACTGTCAACCTCCGAACCGTCCGGCCGAACGTAGCGCAATTTTTTTGGTATTATAAAGTCGGCCGTGTCCGTCAAGTTGTCGTAACTAGATTCGATTTTTACCTCAGTGCAAAAACTAAAGATTTGCGGGTCGAAGTTTCCGAACGGGTCGTTTAATGTAATTTTTGAGTCAAGTCGATCCATATTTTAGAAGCTTGCACCCTCGGCGCCTTGGTTATTTAAAACGGTTAACTCGATCGGGTCGTCGGAAATTGCCGAAATTTCAAAAAGTTGTTGATTTTGCGAGCCTTCGGTTTGTGGAAAACTAAAGCTTTCAATTACAATATTTTGAATGTCGAATATGTCGTCCAAGAAACGGGACGCAACCCCGACCGAAACCTCAGCCTCTAAGTATTCTTTAAGTTGGTGTGCTTGCTCGGTTGGGTATTTAACCGAACTCTCAGATACTAAAGCGCCTCTAATTGTGATTTGATAGTCTCCCTTACTTATGTACTCTTTAACGGTCCCCGCAACGCCTTGAATATTTGTTTTAATAATTTGCTTTTGTTGTGACACGTCAATTAACACCGTATCAATAACAAAGTTTTCGTTTGCCTCGTCGTTTTTTAATATTTGGCCGTACTCTACAACCTCGCCGTTTTTATCCGTGTACTCGCCCGGAATAAATACCAGATTTGCAAAAACGGCCGTCCCTAAATAAGACGTCGTTCCCGGCCCGTCCTCGTCTTGCTCCTCTTCGTTGACCCTTGACTTATAGTACTTAGTCCTTAAAGCCGTCAGACCAAAGCCTTTGACTATAATATCAGGGTCAACAATAGGAGCGAATTTTTGATTTATTGGTTTGTGAGACTGCATTATTGAGCTATATTATTTACATTATTAACCGCGCTTAGAAGTGCTTGAGCGACCAAATCCTTTGCTTTGTTGTTTATGTCCTCCAAATTGGTTGCGGTTACATTAAAGCTTTCAATCATTTTATTTATATTAATATGTATGTTGGTAGGCCGTCCGGATTTTACTCCGTCAATGCTAGTGCTTGATTGCTTGCCCGCCTTTCCGGTCGCAGCTCCCGCCGCGCCGCCTTTGCCTCCGACTCCTAAACTCGATTGCTTTAAGACGTCGGAAAAGCCTCCTTTCTTTTTTTCTAAAACTTGCTTTAAAACTAAAGGCTTGCTTTTTAAATTCCTACCTAAAACCCTTTGCCCGATGCTCTTGTCCTCCTCTATAAAAGCTTTTTTAATACCGCTTAAACCCTCTTTTATTTTATCTACATTGCCACTAAAAATACCCTCCAAAAGATTGCCGACACCGCCTAAAATGTTTTTTGCGCTGCTAAGTATCCCGACAAAAGTTTCTTTTATAGATTCGCCTAAAAGCTTAAAAGAGGTTTTAATTATAGGGAACCTTTCGAGTAATGAAGAAAAAACATTTTTAACATTTATAATACTATCGAAAAAAGCCCCCCAAAGGTCAACGATTCCAGAAATAACAGGCTGTAAAAAGGTTAACCCCTTTTGCAGCATAGAGAAAGCATTTTGCAAAGTTTCCGTAATGGTTGCCCCTCCGGAAAGTTTACTAAAAAAGTCGACCGCTAAATCCTTTATACTTACCCAAGCCCCGGTTAATGGTTCCAAGGCTTGCCCAATAATAGCCGCGTTTATTTTAAAGAAAGAAAAAACTTTCTTAAATAATGCCATTGACTTGTTGATTATTGGCATTAATTTATTCCCTAATGTAATCTTTAACTCAAGCATTGAGTTGTTGAACCGGTTAAATTGAGCCTGTGAACTTTGCGCGGCCGTTGGTAAGGCTTTGCCGAATGTCTTTTTTAACTCGTTTGAAAACTTCGGAAGAAAGTCCTCGGCGAGCAAGTTCCCGGTCTCCATCATTTTGTTTAACTCGGCCGTTGTAACTCCCATAGCTCGGGCCGCTATGTTAAAAGCCGAAGGAATTCTTTCCCCGATTTGCCCCCTGAGCTCCTCGGCTTGGACCTTTCCCTTGCCCATAATTTGACCAAGTGCAAGAAAGGTACCTTTCGCGTCCTCGCTACTCAATCCCATTGCCGTTGCGGCAACTTGAACCCCGTCGAAAATATCCCGCGTTGCTTGGCCCTCTAAATTGGACCCGATCATTGAGGCCGACAACGTTTTAAAGCCCTCGGTACTCGCTAACAAATCGGAACCCAAAAGCTCGGATCTTTCTCTTAAAAACTCCATGTTTTTTGCGCCCTCCTCAAGCCCGCCGCTTGCGAAATTAATCGCGTTCGTTAAACTCTCGAATTTTCTCGCTACCTGTACCGATTCGCTCGCGAATTGAAACGCTTTCATTGCGGCCGCCGCTAAAGCCAACGGACCGATTAACCCCTTAATTGAGCCGGCTAGTCCGCTCATGCTGCTTTTACCCTTGCCCCCGACTCGTCCCATTGCTTTGTCAAGGCCTAAAGCTTTGGCCGTGGCCTTTTTTAGTCCGGGGCTAAGTTTGTCGTTTAAGGCTATTACGTAGGTGGTTTTTTCTGCCATAAAATAAAGGTAATAAAAAAGGGGCTTGTTGCCCCTCGTTTAGTCCTTGTTTTTGTACTTGTCGTTTTCTTGTCTAATTACCCACTCCAATTGTGCGCAAAGCTTGAAATATTCGGCGTCCGGCAACTTGGTTGCGTCAACCTTGAAATGGTAACGGATCAAAGCGTCCCATTGTTGGCCCTCGTCCTCCTCTATATTGTAAGCTTTGAGTTTTGCGTCGTAAAAGTTTTGAGGTTTTGATTCGTCGAGTTTATTCGCGACTTTTAAATTGACTCTCTCGAGTCTCTTTATAGCCGCACTACGTTTCCCTTTGGCGGTGTTATTACGTCAAGCAATAAACCGGCTGCCGCTCTCAACGATGCAAAGTTTTTGATTACCGGCTCAACGTCTCCGTAAATCGTTAAAGCCCTCAAATACATGCTCGCCGCCTCCATTTCGTCGGAATCGGCCATTTTTGTACCGGCTTTATAAGTCAACCTATCAACTTCTTTCAATACAAAAACAACGTCTTTGCCGTCTACCGGTACCGTTATTTGAAAAATGTTTTCGCCGTGTTCGGCCTTCAATTCTGCAATTTTTTTCTTATTTAACATAACAACTTTTTTTAGTGAAGTTTAAAGATAACAAAAAACCCCAACTTTAAAGCCGGGGTTTTCAGTATAAAACTATTGCAACTGCAAAACAATAGAAAAAGTTTTTTTTAAATATCCCACTCAATGTGGGAAGGCATAAGTTTAAGCTCAGCCTCAACCGTCGTGTCGCCTTGAGCGGCCCCTCCGGGCGTGTTCATAAATCTACAGTTACGAATTACGTCGGTAGTTGGAACGCCGCCAACGGGAACGTAAGACACGTTAATGTCAAAGTTACCGATATTTTGCAACCTCTTGAAAGGTGCCGCTTTAATCAAAGCGTTCAGCTCGGCCCGGTCTACGGTCATGCTCGCTTCAACTGTTATAGGTCCATGACCTTGAGACGTTGGGAACCTCCCGGCCCCGTAGTTGTTAACAATCTCTTGGTCGTCCTCGTACTTAATTTCCGTAATACCGGCCAAAGGCGAACCTAAGACGGTAACAACAATATCGGCGTAAGAATACGCGATACCGTTTACTAATGGGGTTAAATCTGCCATTTTTTTATATTTTATAAATTAGGCACAAAGCCCAAATTGATTATAATTTCTCTCGTAACTCCCTCCGGCACGAGTTTTACGGTCATGGTCAAGGTTGATGTCGCTACAACGTTTTGCGCTGAATTGATTATTACCTCGAAAGCGCTAAGCTCGCCGTTTGACTCCATTTGAGAAAGCGGTTTGCCCGCTAAACTTTTAAAAGTCTTGATTACATCCTCTCTAAGTGTCCCGTCCGGGTTAACTCTTAAAGGCGATCCAAGTTTCGGAGTGATAAATAGGTTTAACCCTCTTTTCGCTTTGTCAATCGTTCGGTTGTTCTCAATCGTTGCCAAGTCATTTGTTACCGCCACCGACGTATAAGAATCATTGTTAAACGTGTTCGAAAAACCAACCTCTTTAATAAGGAAAATGTAACCTTTGTTATCTACCGACTCAATTAAGGCCGTAGATAGTAAAGCCACGTTTTGACCGTTTGCGAAATGAGCAACGTCGAACTCGCTCCCGTCCGTTACCATTGGGAACTTTTCCTCGTAACTAATCGACTCGTTAACGTTTGCAGCCGCTACCGCTCCAAGCTTGGCGCCTAAATCGGTAATCGAGTAAGCTTTTGAAATATACAAAGCCGCGCCTCTTGCCGCGCCGTCTTGTCCGATGCAAACCGAAACGTTAGGAGCTAATAAAAGCCTTTGATCCGTCAAGGACGAAACCGTTACAACCGCGCTAATGTCGCCCCCGTAAAGGATTGAAAGCGGTTTTTTGTCCGCGTCTACTAAATTCCTAACCGCTTGCAAAGCTCCGACTTGAGTGTCTGCGAACGCCGCGCCAATGTAATAAACACCAACTTGTTTAATAGTTCCAAGCGCGATATTTTGCATAACTTGAACCTCTAAAAAGTCGGGAGCTCCTACCGGCTCAGCGAAATAACCAACCCAAAGCTCGCCCTGTGGTTGTTTTTGAAAAAATTCTCTTACGTGGTACCATTCGACCGCATGGTCGGCGCTACCTTCAATAACTCCCAAAGCCTCAAATTCAGCTAAACTAAAAACCGGCTTAACTCGGTCGGTTGCTGAAAATCCACTCGGTAAGGTGTCATTGTAATATACTATACCGCTAATATGGTCGCTCGATGTTAAAGGAGTACCAAGTCCGGCGGTATTGATATTGTATGTTATTTTATTTAGTCCCATTTCTTACCGTTTTTTTTGGGTTCTTAAATTCCGTTATTTTTAGGCCGTTTTTGTCCGCGTGTGCCTTCGCGAAAGAGCGCTCAAAGAACGGAACCCCGTCGGAAGTGATAAAAACCACCTCCGACTTGGTTAAGTACTTCTTAGCCTTTTTTTCGAGCGACATTATACCGCTTGAACTAAAGAGTAAACCCCTTTTTGGTCATTTCTTGAATAAGTTCCTCCGGATCTTACCGCCGCGTTGAAAATGGACCCTAAGTAAAGAGCGTCGTCCTCATTTGAGTAGATTTTCGCTTTACCTTCGGCCCGTCTTACTTGGTTACTAGCCCACGCTAAAATGCTCAAGTTGTCCGTTGTTGCCGTAGCTGCTCCGACTGCTTTCTTAACAGGCGTTGCCGCGTTGTCAAAAATTGTAGTGCTTGAACGCTTAAATACTTTCATTCCGAAAAGCTCGCCGACCTGACCGTCAACCGTTGGCTTTCTATTAACATAATCAAAGTTAATAAAAGACTCGATTTTCAAAAGTTGAGCGTAAAGGTCAGCGTCGATCAACATATTTCTTTGACCGCTTGGAACGTCGTCCTTGTCGAACTTTCTCGCTAAGTCCGCCAAGTCGTCGCGGTTTATTGTTTTTCTTGTCCCTGTTGCTCCCGGAGCTAGTGCCGAAGCGTCAGCCGTTCCCGTCATTCTGGAAATATTTGCAGCCGCTAAAGGCGACCAAGCGAAAGCCAATTCTTGTGCAACTCTTGCGTTTAGAACGTCCGCGTGGTCCTGTAATACGCTTTGTCTTTTTGAATACGAAATAATCATTTCGTTAACGTCTTGAATAACAACCGGGTTTGTTGCGTATTGGTCAACCGCGTAAACAAGAAC